GGGGCATACGATGGGCATGCAAACACAACAGGTAGCAGCAACGTTGCTTTAGGCGGCTATGATGGAACCACAGCATCAGCTCTACGCTTTAATACAACAGGGAGCTACAACGTAGCTGTTGGTACAGGCGCACTTAAAACCAACACCACCGCATCCAACAACACGGCTGTTGGGTATCAATCTCTGTACAGCAATACTACTGGTGCAGAAAATACCGCTGTTGGCTATGTTTCTATGTATTCCAACACTACAGGCGGGTACAATACAGCATACGGAAGATCATCTTTACCTGTGAACCAAACAGGTTCTTACAATACTGCTGTTGGTTGGGGGTCTTTGAATTTTACCACCGCCAGCAACAACACAGCTGTTGGGTATCAGGCTGGTTACTCTACAACGACAGGCACACAAAACGTAGTGATGGGCCGTGGTGCTATGCATTCAAATAGCACAGGTAGTTACAATGTGGGATTGGGTTATGAGGCTTTGGTCAACAACACCACCGCAAGCCAAAACACTGCCGTTGGGTATCAGGCGATTTATACGAATACCACAGGAAACGACTTATTTGCTGCTGGTTTCAGATCACTTTATAGCAACACCACAGGGATTAGGAACGTTGCTGTTGGCCCATTGTCTCTTTACTCAAATACCACTGCAAGCGGGAATACTGCTGTAGGTTATTCGGCATTAGAGGCAAACACTGGCGGCTCTAATACCGCAGTAGGCAACAAGGCTCTAGAGGCCAACACCACCGCCAGCAACAACACGGCTGTTGGGTATCAGGCTGGGTATAGCCATGCAAATAGCGGTGGTCTAAATACTTTCATTGGGGACAGTGCTGGGTATAGTTCAACAGATCAGAGAAATACATTTGTTGGTTCAACATCTGGTTACTACATGTCTACAGGTTCCAAGAACACCATCCTTGGACGCTTTGACGGCAACCAAGGCGGCTTGGACATCCGCACCTCAAGCAACAACATCGTGCTGTCGGATGGGGATGGTAATCCTAGGTTGAGGATAGATCAAAACGGTAATATGCGAGTTCCCGCAAGTTACAACAACACTACAGCAGCAGCAGCTAATGCGGTTATTGAAAGTGGCGGCTCTTTTGCTAGGTCAACTTCATCATTGCGCTATAAAAATACAGTCAACGATGCAACGCATGGCCTAACAGAATTAATGACACTCCGCCCAGTTACCTACAAAGGCAACAATGATGGCGACACAGTGTTTGGCGGTCTGATTGCAGAGGAAGTGCATGACGCTGGCCTGACAGAGTTTGTGCAATACAACGATGACGGTGAGCCAGATGCACTAGCATACAGCAATATGGTATCCCTTTGCATCAAAGCAATCCAAGAACAGCAAGAAACGATCACGGCATTGACTGACCGGATCACTGCCCTAGAAAACGCTTAATCGTAACCAGTCAGAAAAGGAGAAAGACATGACTGATACACCAACCACAGAAGAAATCGCACAGCACTACACAGCAATGGGTCACTCAATTGACCTGCTTAACGCTGGACAACCAGAAGGCATGGAAGATGCTGACTGGACAGACACAGTTGCTCGTAATGTTGAGCATCTGGAAATCATGGTAGCCAAAGACTTCTGGACTACAGAAGATATGACTGCCGCCAATGCTGCAATCGCAGCCAACTCGTAACTCAAACTTAAAGGAGACTGTCATGAGTAAAAATGAAAAGAACCTCATCACCGTCAACGACATCGAATACAACATCGAAGACATGACTGACGCACAGAAGACTATGCTAAACCACATCAACGACTTAGATCGTAAGCTAGGGTCTGCACAGTTTAACTTGGATCAGCTTAACGTAGGCCGTGATGCTTTTGTTAAAATGCTGGCTGGATCATTGGAAGCGCCAGCGGAAGGTGAAGATGAAGCTGCCGATTGATAAGCAGGCACACTTTTTAGCGGGGGCGGCAATAGCTGCCTCCGTTACTTTATACTCAGCCCCTCATTGGGGCTTTTTTGCTTGCTGCGTGGCTGCTATCGGAAAAGAGATATATGACGCCACGGGACGCGGCACGCCTGACAAATGGGATGCAGTGGCAACTATAGTTGGCAGCGTTGTTATTTTACCATACTTTGTGTTACATTAGACCAAGCGCATACTGTGAGAGGCGACAATGGCTTTAATTGATCTAAACATTCCCGCTGGCGTTTACCGCAACGGGACTGACTTGCAGAGCATGGGCCGATGGCGCGATGCCAGCCTTGTCCGTTGGAATGATGGCGTTATGCGTCCAGTTGGCGGATGGCGCACGCGCAACAATAATGCAGCCAACGCAACTTTGCGCGGCATGACTACTTGGATTACAAACAGCAATGACCGATGGATTACGTCTGGGACGTACAACAAACTGTACGTTTGGGCGTCCACTGGCGCGCGGTACGACATTACTCCCGTTGGCTTAACGGCAGGCCGAGAGGATGCAGTTTCATTCACGGGCTACGGCTGCGCTGAGTTTGGTGCTTACGCATACGGCATTGCCCGGCCTGACACAGTTCGCATCCAGCCCGCAACAAGCTGGGACTTGCAGTCGTGGGGCGAATACCTGCTGGCTTGCAACGAAGACGACGGCAAGATTTACGAATGGCAGCTTGGCACAGGCACACCCGCAGCGGCTTTGTCCAACGCGCCAGTAGACAACCTCGGCATGGTTGTAACTGAAGAGCGCTTTCTGTTTGCACTTGGCGCTGGCGGCAACCCGCGTTTGGTGAGCTGGTCAGACCGTGAGAACAATAACCTATGGACGCCAGCCGCAACAAACGAGGCGGGTGATCTTGAGCTAAACACGTCAGGCGCATTGATGAAGGGCATGACCGTTGCAGGTCAAACTTTACTCCTAACCACGCGCGATGCTCATGTTGCCAACTACATTGGCCCGCCATACGTCTACGGCATTGAGCGCGTTGGCACGAGCTGTGGCTTGGCTGCAAAGCAGGCTGCGGTTGTGGTTGATCGCGGCGCGTTCTGGATGGGCGTTAATTCGTTTTACGCATACACCGGCGGCGCTGTGCAAGAGCTGCCGTGTGACGTAGCTGACTATGTGTTCAATGACATTAACAAAGGCCAGATCAGCAAGGCGTTTGGCATGTCAAACTCAATGTTTAGCGAGGTAACTTGGTTTTATCCAAGCGCAGCGTCAACGGAAAATGACCGCTACGTTTCATATAATTACGTTGAGAACACATGGACCATCGGCAATTTGGCCCGCACTGCTGGCATTGACCGGGGTGCCTTCCGCCAGCCAATGATGGCTGATCCAGCGGATTACAAAATATACGAGCATGAGATTGGCTTTAACTATGGCACACTGACGCCGTTCGCTGAAACTGGCCCGTTCCGCATTGGCGCTGGCGACCAAGTTATGAGCGTCACGCAAATGCTGCCGGATGAAAAGTCGCAAGGTGACGTAAATGCCACCTTTAAGACGCGCTTTTACCCCAACGGCACTGAGCGTTCATACGGGCCTTACTCTATGAGCAACCCAACTTCGGTCAGGTTTACCGGGCGTCAAGTTCGTATGCGCGTTGAGGGTGAGCGGTTGGCGGATTGGCGTGTTGGCATTAACCGTGTTGACGCGGTTGCCGGGGGGCGTCGATGACGCAGCAGAACCGTCCACCAGAGCCAAGAGATAAGGATTGGCAGACTTGGGGCCGACGCCTTATGTCTTACCTATCTCAGACGCGCTCACCGCTGGTCCAGCAGACTGGCGATGAAAGCGCGGCTGACGATGGCACGCTTATGTGGGATCGAATTAACCAATATCCAGTTGTGAGCAAAAACGGCGCGTGGGTGCAGGTTGTGCTTGAAGATGGCCAGTACGCTGGAGCCGTGACAACTGACCAAACGGCTGCGGCTATAAACACGGCCTATGCTTTGACCTACGCCTCCAGCACCTCTGACGGCATTGCCAACGGCACGCCAGCTTCGCGCATTGTGTTTGATGAGGCTGGTCAGTACATGATTAGCTTTTCGGCGCAGATTGCATCAACATCAAGCTCAACTGTAAACTTTTGGTTTTGGCCTCGCGTCAATGGTTCTGACGTTGCCGGGTCAACAATGAAGAACGCACTGCATCAAAACGGGTCTGTTTTGGTTGTGTCTCGCTCGGCCATATTTGAGCTTAACGCTGGGGACTACCTTGAGGCCATGTGGGCAGTGGACAGCACCAACGGCTTTCTTGACGCAACAGCCGCAACCGCGTTTGCGCCTGCCGCGCCTGCCTCAACTATAGCTATTACGAGGCTACATGGATAAAGAGCTTGAAAGATGCAGGCCATGGATCGAAGCCGCGCTGGGGTACTCTGGCGGCACGCACGACTTCATTGACGTAGCCGAAGGCGTCTACAAAGGTACGATGCAGTTGTGGCCAACGCCAAAGGGGTGCATAGTAACTGAAATCGTGGTATATCCACGAAAGAAGTTGTTAAACGTGTTCCTTGGCGGCGGTGAATTGGATCAGATTTTGGATATGCACAACGATGTGATAGAGTGGGCCAAAGCGCAAGGATGCACAGCATTGACTATGACGGGACGTTTTGGCTGGAAAAAACCATTGGCGAAGCACGGTTGGAAGCCACTGCACACGTCCTATGTTAAGGAGTTTAAATAATGTCTGGCGGAAAAGGTGGATCAACAACCTCATCGGTTACAATCCCAGAATACATTGAGGCCGCTGCGCAGCGCAACCTAAACAAAGCCGAGCGCATTTCGCAGATCGGCTATACGCCGTACTACGGTCCAGACGTTGCTGCGTTCACACCCATGCAGCAGGCTGCCTTCCAAGGCACCGCCCAAACGGCAAGTGCTTTTGGCTTGCCGGGTGGCAGCATGTCTCAGCAAGACATTATGGGCGGCATGCCTGCGCCAACGACATACGCTGGCGGAGTGCAGGGTTATTCTGCTGCGCCAATCTACGAGCAATCACTGCAAACATTAGGCGAGCGTCGTCCCGGCCAAAAGGCTTACATTGACAGCTTCTTTATTGACCCATACGCAGGCGGCGCTGCCGCTGGCAACTTTGCTCCGATTGATTATACCAGTTATGGCACAATGGCAGATCAGGTTGCCGCACAACAGGCTAATGACTTAGCCATTGCGCAGGCTGGCTCTGCGCCAGCCCCCAGCACAGGAACAAGTTTTGCTTCAGGCGAGCTTTCTGCGGCTTTACCGGGCGGCGTAAACGATCCGTTTCTCACAAGCCCAATTAGTCAAGCAATAGCTGAGGCAACAGATACTCAGCGCCCGGTCGGCGCACCAGAAACCTCAATACGACCAGTTCCTCGGCCTGTTGGTCTGGGGGATATTAACCCAAGCCAGCAAGCGTCAGTTTACATAACTGATCCAGCAGAAGGCATAACAGACACATCCACTGCTGGCACCGGTACTCAAATTATGAATGATTTGAGTGAGTTCGGCACTGGACTTGCCAGCAATACGCTTGCTGGTAACATTCTGCTTGGCCCATCATACAACGTGGGTGGAGCAAATAATCCTATTGAAACCCCGACTGTTGCAGAGATGCAAGCCAGCGCGCCTCCAAACATGACTTATCAGCCCTCGACAGGTTCTTATGTTGCTGCTCCGGCTCCAGCCCCAGCTCCGGTTCAAAATAACAATAATGACAGCGGCAATACTGCGCATGAGGATATGATGAAGGCCGAAGCATTGAAAGCAGCCACCAAAACAGCCACAGCTTCAGCCCCAGTAAGCACGGTTCGCCCTATATCAAGAGATGACGCGGCTGGCGGTGCGGATACGGGTGACAGCGGTGGTTGCGTAGTCGCCACACACGCAGTCAGCTCAGGTGCGTTCTCGCCAGCGGCCAAGCGCGAAGCTGTTGTTTGGTGCATGAATGTATTGCACGGCAAATGGTGGGGCGAGGCAATCCGCAGAGGCTATCGTCACCTTGGCCGCAGCAAAATTGAGCAAGGCAAGGCGCACGAGCATTACCAAGAGTTCCGTGATTACATTGCATTTGCCTCTGGCAAGAAACGTACAGTTAAAGGCGCTATTCACTTTGCAGCGCGCACAGCCCAATTCTTTGCGGTTGGCTTAGTTAAGAAGGACTCATAAGATGGCAGGCGCAGCACCAGCAACCACAATGCAACCTCAAGCGGCTCCGCAGCCGCAAGCTCAAGCGCAGTACACTCCAATGGCTCCGCAGCAGCAAGGCGGCTTTAACGTAAACCAAGCATCCGCAGGCGCGTTGCAGGGCGCAATCGGCGCAACCCAGCAAGCGATGCATGGTCCGATCAATATCGGAGCATATGCTAACCCATACACCAGCGCAGTAATTGACCGAACTCAACAAGACATTGAGCGTCAACGCCAGATGGCAATGAACACACTTGGCGCGCAGGCCACTGCTGCCAGAGCGTTTGGCGGATCACGTCAGGGTGTTGCTGAGGGCGTTATGGCTGGCGAGTATGGCCGCATGGCTGGCGACATGGCGGCGCAGCAACGTCAGGCCAACTACAGTCAAGCATTGCAAGCCGCAATGGCTGACCGTCAGGCTCGCCTTGGTGCCGCGTCCCAGCTCGGTGGACTTGGCCAGCAAGCGTTTCAGACAGGTCAAACAATCCAGCAGCAGCAAGCGCAGCAAGGTCTCTTGCAGCAGGGTATTCAGCAGGCGCTCATTGATGCGGCGCGTCAGCAATACGCTGGTTACACAGGCGCACCATCGCAGGCATTGCAGGCACCTCTGGCTGCGCTTGGCGTTACGCCAACGCCGCAAACTACAACAAATTCCATGCAGCCCGGCTTGTTCAATTACTTGCAGCTTGGCGCAAGCATGGTTCCGAATTAAAGGGGTCTACAATGGTTATGAATCCGCAAAATGAGCAAATGAATAAGCCGCGCGGTGGCTTGCTTGGTTTGTTTGACAAAGCCATGAAGACAGATGAGGACACTGGCCTTAGCCCGCTGCAAAACTTTGCTGCGGCGCTTGACCCGTTGATCCTGAAGGACTTGCGTGGCGGCGAAGGCATACGTCAGCAAGGCGTTCAGCGTGCAGCCACAATGTCAAAGAATAAAACTGTTGATATGCTTCGAGCGCAGGGCCGTGATGATCTAGCTGATGCCGTGATGAACCGCACCATTGGCGCTAAAGAAGCGTTTGGAATTATGCAGAGCGAAAAGGCTGCTGACACTGCCTTCCAGCGGCAGAAAGATTTGGCGACGTTTAGCGCCGGGCTTAAAGCTCCAAAAGATAATCGCACGGCTCAAATTAAAAACTACGAATACTTTTTGGCGCAAGGTAAAACTCCAGACCAAGCCGCTGCTCTAGCCAAAACTGGTGACGTGTTTAATCTTGGCGGAGAGAAGCCAAATGCCTTCCAGTTGGCGCAAGCAAAAAAGCAAGCTGACACATATGCTTCGTATGCTCAAGGGGCAATGGCCGCTCAAGATGCTTTAGGTAACCTTTCCATCATGGAGCAGCTTGCCTCGCAACCGGGCTTTTATTCCGGCTCAATGGCAGAACGGGTTTTGCAGGTGAAGAAAGCGGCTGTTGCAATGGGCGCTGACCCAGATTTGGTTAAAGACGAGGAGGCGTTTAACGCTATTGCCAAAAAGACAGCACTGGACATTATGGGCGGGTCTCTTGGGGTTGGCTTCTCAAACGCTGACCGAGACTTTGTTACATCTATGGTTCCGGGTCTTGAGAACACAATAGATGGTAACGCTGCAATTATTGACATTCAAAGAAAAATTCAAAAGCGCAAAATTGATCTAGCTGTACTGTCAGACCAGTATATTGAGCAAAACGGTGACCTATCGGGCTTTACAAAATTTGTAAGGGATTGGGCTAAGGAGAACCCGCTATTCCCTAAAGCCCAATCCACACCGGGAATAAGCTCAAACGCCATGCAATTTATGGAGGGATAAGGATATAACATGGCAGAATATA